AAAGCTTGCGACTCCGCCGTGCTTTCATGCGTGATCTGGGTCATTTGAATTCCTTCATGATTTCTTCTGTCGTCCATATGCAGTCGTCCAACACGACCTGTTCTTGGTCTAACGAGCGGACTTGCCGCTCGTCACTGATGTAGGCTTCGCAAGCAGCCATGTCCTCGAACCTTGGTTCATAAACCACATTCGAGCACACGCTTTCCCCGCAGATGAGGGCGATGGCAACGATGACTTCGGTCATACCTTGACCTTCCATCCAAGTGCCGCGCACATGGCCTTAATTGCCTTAATGAGCGCCTGAGCCTGATGCTCATGGGACACATATATGTCTACGTTCTTGCCTGTTTCCTCGTCCTCATGAGAAATTGAAAACCCCTCGCCCAGAAAAAGTACCTCTAGGTCATCAGGATGGATACATTCGTCGATGTCAGCGTGTAGACGGGCAATAAGGGTCATCCCTATGCGATTTGGGTCTTGTTTCATGGCTTCTCCTCGTCTGGCCCATCGCATCCATCAAAGGGCATTCGAACTATCCAATCAAACCCAAGCGATTCCCGTCCTTCCTGATAATCATCCTCTTCGTCATCCTCTTCCTCGTCATCATCGATCTCGTCATCATCGATCTCGCCCGACCCATGGCAGTTGTCGCACTCCGCCATGTAGCCTTCGATGTCGCCGTAGGGGTTCGAGGAAGAGGCGCGGCAATACCGCTCGAATTCCCTTTGACCTTGGCCCTCGCACTCTGGACATGGTTTCGTGGTCATTTGCTGGCCCCCAGTTCATCCTTTTGGATGGTGTACATCATCGCGTCCGCGATCTCGAACGACCGCTCCGCCAGTTCGTATGTCGTGAAGCTGGCCCCAGCGGGGGGCAACAGGCCCAGCATGGCTAGGCCAGCATACCATTCGCGCTTGGTCAGTCCCTTGCAGGGGGCTAGACCCGTGTCGTGCGGGTAGGCGTGGAGTTGGGTTGTGTCGGTCATCCAAGTGCCCCCTTTAGTTCCTGATACAATTCAGCGCGGAACAGCAAATCCTTGACTACGTCCACATTCGACAGGTCAATTTCTTGGAATTCGTCCTGCTCCAGTGACGTTTCCAAAAGAGTAAGCATATACCTAGCCTGTTTCATGTCGCAGATGATCTTGATCATCACGTTTTCGCTCTTAATCGTCATGCTGCCACCTGCTCCTTGGGCCAGCCCATCTCCTTCAGGCTGTCCACAACGTAGGGCACAAGCGCCGTGCCCGTTGCGGTGACCTTCTCGCCCTTGGGCGGCTCGACAGGCAGATACTTGTGCAGGTCAGCCTCTAGCAGCGTCTTGGCTTGCTTAAGAGTGCGGATGGGCAAGAGCATCGATTGCAGCTTCTCGCGCATCGAACCTTGGTCCTTGTCCTGCTTTTCGGCAGCTTCGCAGAACCCAAGCACGTCCTGTCGCACGATGGCCTTGAGCGTCTTGGTCAGAGGGTCTGTTTGGTCGCCGCCGTTGGTTAGGTAGATGGTGCGCGATCCGTTGGTCTCATAGGATATCCAGTGGATATATCCGCAGTCACCGCTCGACCCGTAGTAGCGCCCATAGATGCGCATGGTCGCAACAAAAGGCCGCAGCCCTTCGTCGTTGTAGAGGGCAAGCACGGCGGCTGGCATAAGCTTGAGCGCCTCTGCTTGCACGTATTCCCTGATCTTCTTCTTGTAGTCGATCTGGGGGACATCTTTCATGATGTCGCGGACGATGTCGCCCTTTTGGGCTTTAGTGAGGTTCATTTCGATTATCCTTGTTTTGAGGGGTTACTTAAACAGTTTGCTTTCCCATAGGCACACCGAACTGATATGCGTATGCTGCGTGGTGGGCTCGACCATGCCGACTTTCTCTATCCAGCCCATCTTGCGCAATGAGGACAGCATGGACCCCCACACGTTATGATGGTGTGGGTCAGCCATACCTTGGCTGCGGCAGAACGCGCAAAGCTTACCGCCCTCTAGATAGCGGTTGCTTGCAAGATACCTTGCCGCATTGTGGTAGTATTCCTTCTTCCAATCGTCATCCGCAGTGGCGTAGGCACGTTCGATCTTAGATTGGATAAAGTCGGCACGTTCATTCATCTGGGGTTTCCTTATTCTGAAAGGTTGGTGTGATGACAGGCGATCCATTCGCCGTCGATTTTTGCAGCAAGGCAGATCAATCCGCCCAGCGATTCGGCTGCGGCCTTAGCCGCACCCCATAGAAGCAAGGCTTGGACCTCGCCCCCGTCGAAACTCCAAGGGAGTTTGCAGACCAGCGCACCTTGGCCCAAGGCCTCGCCGTAGTGGGTGTTTGGGTTGTTATCGACAGAGAAGACGCCAAGCTGCTCGATGGTGCGGGAGATAGTCATTTTGAGGGTTGTGGTCATGATCAGACCCCATACTTGAGGTTTGCTTCGTCGACGGCGATCCACCTGTCGTTGATCAGCACTGCCAACCCAATGTTTTTCTCGTCGTGCCCCAAAATGCGGGCGCAAGCTTTCACGGCATTGAGTTGGTCTATAGCGTTGGTGTAGCCGTCACCAGTGGTCCAATCCAAAATGGCACAGACTGTGCCGGATGGGATTTCGTCGTTGTAGCCAATCTCTGGATTGAGTGTGACAGAGTAGATGGCAAGCCTATCGACATAGGCAGGGTATAAGAGGTTAGCCATTTGAGGTTTCCTTTAAGGGTTTCATAAGCATTTCCTTGCGCCAGCGGTAGACTGTGGACATCGCAAGGTTGTTCATCTTGGCGGCGGCGTAGATGCCGTGGTTTTCGGAGTCAGCCAGCGCACGGCAGCGCGTGTCGTCAGGCAAGCCATAGGCAGGGTTGTAGACAAGCTTGATGATCATGCCGCCACCTCTGATGTCAGGGCGGCATCCGACAGCTTGCGGGCTTCGGCAAACTCGACAAGGCGGCGCTTGACGTCTTCGCGCCCATACTTTGCCTCACCCCAGCCGTCATGGATCACTTGAAGTTCGTCAAAGGTGTCGCGCAGATCGTCGGTCAGATCGTCGATCTTGATGCCCAAGGCATTCAAGCCACGCACGATAGCGATCTCAAGCGTGGCGCGTGTACCTACGGGGCGATAGCCAGTGTGGTGGCTTCTGATAGACAAGCCCTCGATAGCAGGGTCGTAATCCTCGTCTTGGATCAACGCGCCAATAAAGCAGCGGTTGTCGTCATATTCATCGCGGTAGTAGCACATCGACTTGTCCGATGCAGAAGAAGGATGCGGCATGGACAGGAAGTGCGTGGCAACCCTGTCAAAGATGGGCTGCAGGATTTCTGGGGAGATCATCTGGGTCTTCCTTTCAGGTTTGGGTTTGGTAGTGGTCGCTTGTTCACTATACACAAGCGGAAGCAGGGTGCAAGAAGAATGTTGGGGCTGTCACGGATAGTCCGTGCGCCAAATGCGGATGGCGCGTTCGCCTGTTTCGGTTGTGACAGAACGTGAAACAACGTAAACGCCCGCCCGCTTGGCGGCATTAGACCAGTGGGTGCGCTGGCGCTCTAGATCCTGACCCGTGTTCGTCAAAAGGGTGACACAATGGCCTTCAGGCAAGGTTTTAAGCATCGCTACCATGCCAGCGGACGTGAAAACCCCGTGGCGAACATCTACTGGGTTGGGTATCGCTTCTACGATTACAGGCATCTAGTGTCTCCTACACTTTGTGTATTTTTACATAACGTGTATAAATGGTGCTGTCAACTCGCTCCTTGGACCTTTGCCATTTACAAAAGGGCCGTTTTTCCAAAGTTGATTGAGGGGTTGACCCCGCTCCTTGGACCTGCTAAGTGTATGAAATCGCAGGACTAAAAAGCACCGCCATTTACGTTTTTTACAATCTCAAACGAGATTGTAAAGGACTTTGTAATGGCGGTTTTGTCATATGTATCAGTCACTTAGAGGACAAAAATGGGCCAAAAATGCCCTATAGGGGATTTTAGGCCCCCCTTGTGAATTTAAATTTGTGTTGACCCCCCTCGTGTTAATGGAAAAAGTGTGTTGAGTATGTGTTAAGTTGTTGAAAAGACAAGATATAGTTCATTACATTGTTATTACACTTAACATTTTCAGGGGGTCTTACTGTAATGAAATGGAAGGGGGGGGGCCTAAAAAACCCTATAGCAATCTTTCCCTGATTCGTCTTGACCCCTGCCCACAACGTATCTAGGGCGGCGGGTTGTCGGCACAATGTGACGCAAGTGTTAGGCGGGCCTTCGGGCCCGCCATTCACGTGCGCCAAAGCACGGTAACAGCAAAGGCAGAAACAATGGCGACTCTTCACACACCACGCGAACCCAAGGTCCAAGCGATATTCTTGCGGGCGCATTTGCGCCTGATATCGGTTGGCATGACCCCGCCCCGTGGCATGACCAAGGGCGATATCCTGCGCAAGGCGGGCAACATCACGGGCACGGCATACAAGCGCGGCGAATACGCCAAGGCGGTTGCCGACCTGACGGAAATCATCGGGCCCGTAGAAGCAGCGGTGGGTGTTCCAGTGGCCGTGAAACTAGAATTAAACATCAAGAGCAGCAGCGACGCCTTTACGCAGGATCCGGGGGCCGAAGTCGCCCGCATCCTGCGGGCCGTGGCTAACACGATAGCGTCAGGGGTTGAGGGGAATTTTCGCCTGAGTGACATAAACGGCAACTATGCGGGTTGGGCCTTCCTTGAAGTTTGGCCGGAGGCCCAAGAGTAACGGGGCGGGCCGCAAGGCCCGCCTTCCTACGGCCCTCTTCCCTTGTTCCTGTTATAGTAACAGGAACAACGGCGGCGGGCGGCGGTTCCACTAAGCCCCGACCCGACCCGATAGACCCGACCCCGACCCGATTTATTCCTTGCGGTCCTATCGCGTTCCATGCTAGGCTAAACGTGCGGGCAACGCCCCGCGCCACAAACAAAGGAAAAGGCAAAATGCAAAACGGAATCATCTATCGGGGCCCTAGCCTCTTGAACGGAAAGCCTATTGTCGTTGTCGCGTCTTACTCTGAACGCAACCGCAAGACGGGCGGCATGGTGCAAACCTATATCCTGTCAGACGAGCAAGACCCCGTGACGGCTAGCCGCATGGGCACGGATGCATCTATCTGCGGCGATTGCCCCTTGCGTGGCATTGCCAACCCCGCCAAGCCCAAGGGCCAAGCGGACAGGCGCGCTTGCTATGTTACCCTAATCCACGGGCCCGCCACCACGTACCGCGCCTTGCAGCGTGGCGTCTATCCCAATGCCACCGATACAGAAGCACAAACCGCAATAGGCTTTGGGCGTTCTGTTCGTATCGGCACCTATGGAGACCCCGCCGCCGTGCCTATGCACGTTTGGGAAGGCCTGACAATGCGGGCCAAGGGCTGGACAGCCTACACGCATCAGTTCAAGTCTAACCCTGATGCGCTGGCCTATGCCATGGCGTCAGTCGAAAGCCTAGACGCCGCCCGCCACGTTTGGAACCAAGACGGGCGGACCTTTCGCCTTGTCCGGAACGTGGCAGAAATTGACCTAAGCCGCGAAGTTATTTGCCCCGCAAGCGCCGAAGGCGGCAAGCGGACCACGTGCGCCGCCTGTATGCTATGCTCTGGCCTTGCCACCAAGTCGCCAAAATCAGTCGCAATCGTTGCGCATGGCATGGGCAAGGCTTACGTATGATTTGCCAGCCGCGCCATTACGCCATGCTAGGCGCGGCCAACTTGCCCCAAGGCGCTTTGCCTTGGGGCCTTTTCCCTACGCCCGCGCCAGCAAGTCCGTGTAGTGCTGCCGCGACACCGCCAGCATCACCGCCACCA